GGAACTTGTTCAGAAATATAACATTGGTCGCAAAAAATAATTGACTTTCTTCTAAAAGTATAGTATAAATAGAAGGTGCCATGCTTCGGATGGCACCTTTTTAACACTCGCTTAATAGGAGCAAAACAATGTTGAATAACATTAACACAGCCATCGATTCTTTCCAAGGAATCAAAACTAAATTCGTTGAGACCTGCGTCAAAAACGAAGAACTCAAAAAACCACTTAATCAATTTATTGAAGCGCAATCTTCTTTCGCAAAGATCGTGGCTAAAGCACATGTAGACTTTTATACGTCTCTTGGTCTTTCAGCTTACACATTCGATGCCAAAAAAGCATTTGCTAAACAATAAGGAGATTGATATGGGAAACAATTTCACACCCACATTCTGGGGCACTAAAGATATGGACAAATTTCTTATCGGTTTCGATGAGCAGTTTAATCGTCTACAGAAATTTCATGACGACATGTCCAAGAACATTCCTAACTATCCACCATACAATATCGTCAAGAGAGATGAGAACAACTACACCATTGAGTTGGCTGTGGCAGGTTTTGGTCAATCTGACATTGATATCGAAATGGAGAATGGTAAGTTGACTGTTCGTGGTAGCATCAAAACCGAAGAAGCTGAAGATAATTTCTTGTTCAGAGGTATTGCAAATCGTGCGTTCAGTCGAGCGTTTGCTTTGAATGATGAAGTTGAAGTTAAAGATGCAGAACTCTTTAATGGCATGCTTAAGATTTTCTTGGAGCGTTTGATTCCAGATGCTAAGAAGCCAAAGAAGATTGTTGTAAAGTCTAAAAGCGAAAAACAATTATTGAATGAGGACATCCTATGAAATCAATCAAAAAGTTTTTCACTAATCTTCTTGAAGCACTCATTGAGGCTAGACATGCCAGAGCAGATGCTGCTTCGAAAAGAATAGGTAGATAAGTCATACAATTTTAGGGGTCTTCGGATCCCTAAATAATTTGTATGATGAAAGCCAAATTAACACCAAACCTAATCTCATTCTTCTTAGTTAGAAGAGGGAGTTGGCTTCTCAAAGTATCAGTCTTTAAACATAAGCAGATCATGGTGATTGCTCAAAATGTTTACGAACAAGACCGAACGATTGTTCAGGTTTTCCCGAACGAAACCCTCGCTGCAAACTTCATTGAATTCCTAGTTTCAGAGGACGTTTAGACACCCCTAGAGCCTTCCTAGCGTCTAAGTCGGGGCTAAACCCTTCCCTAGCGTCCTAGAGCCTTCTAGCCCTTCCTAGGGGCTAAAAAATCCCTTATAAATCAACAACTTACAAAAAGTAAACCTTTAGGCTTACTCTCGGATAACCACACCCACAGTAGGGGATTGCAAAATACTTGTTGCCTTTAATGCAGTTTTGGACGATAATAGATCTTATGATGAATCGAAAAGGAACTTTATGATGAATGTGATCTACAAATCCAAAGCCCAGTTGGCTAAAGAAACCGAAAAGCAAGTCAAAGCATTCTTGCGCAAAGGTGGCTCGATTGAGATTGTAAAATCTCGCAAAGCACCAAAGCAGAAAATGCGTGGTAAAGTTTCACGTGGGTTCGTGCAGGGCACTTCTGGTTTTCCTGCTGGTGCTCCACGCAAGTCTACATTCAGTTTGATTTAATCAGGAGATCGATATGCTATCATGGGAAGAAATGTCTGAGTTGGAACAAGCACAATGCCAGTATTGGGATATGTACAAGGATGCCTATGGTGTGCGTCCTCGTGGTATCGATACCAGCATGTGGACGCTGAAAGACTTTGAAGCTGAGTTTATTCAGTTGGGTCATGTTATTATGCTTGAAGAAATTGCTCGCAAAGAATCCGAAGCCAAAGCCATCATTGAGTTTGAAGATCGTGTACTCAATCTCATGCACACTGGCACTAATCGTGAACGTGTCATTGCATGGTTGATGGATGCTGAAGGTGCTAATGGCGACCATGAGTATTTCTGTTTCACGCAGGGTCTCCCTTATGGTTACTTCAGGAAAACCGCATGAGAGTTTTCCAAGAGACAACTCCAGATTGGGTTGGGAATGTATCCAACCACATCTATTATTTGACTGATGATAAATCAAAGATGGTTGCCTTCTATAATGTGGACACTGGTGTAGTGAAGAAATTCATTAAGCCAATTCGTTTTGATATGAGATATAGAAAATTTAAGGAACTGAAACACAAATGAATATTAATAAATTTTTAGATGGTTTAGCAGCAAATGCCTCACGCAACTTCAAAATCGAGCAACTAAACGCTAACAGCGATAACGAAGTTTTGCGTGAGGTCATTCGCTTGGCTCTGGATCCATTCACTCAATTCTATCAACGCAAGATTCCTGAGTACACCACAGACAAACATCAAACAAGTCTTGATCAAGCCATGCTTGCATTGTATGACTTGAAAGAAAGAGTCGTGACTGGTAATGCAGCAATTGAATATCTCCGTATGCTTCTCTCATCCGTATCAGCTGATGATGCTAAGGTACTGGAAAGAATCATCTCCAAAGATTTGAAGTGTGGTGTTGATGTATCTACTGCCAACAAAGTTTGGTCTGGTTTGATTCCTGAATACCCATGCATGTTATGCAGTCCATTCGAACAGAAGTTGGTTGACAAGATTAAATTCCCAGCCTACGCACAAATGAAGATGGATGGCATGCGCTTCAACGCAATCGTCAGAGATGGTAAGTGTGAATTTAGGAGTAGAAATGGAAAAGAAATTTTACTACTTGGCAATTTGGAGCAAGAATTTATTTCTCTTGCTGGTTCTATTGATTGTGTTTTTGATGGTGAACTACTTGTAATGCTTGAGGGTGACCACCAATTTGCTGACAGGCAGACTGGTAATGGCATCTTGAACAAAGCAAACAAAGGCACAATCTCTGCCAAAGAAGCAGCACTGGTTCATGCAACTGTTTGGGATTTAATTCCTTACGTACAATTCATTGATGGATACTGTGGAAGTCCATACTCAAAACGATACTCTACACTGCAGGCAATTGTTGCCAAACAAAAGTCAGATGGGAGGAAGATCTGGAATGTGACATCAACCATTGTGGAAACTCTGGAAGAAGCACAAGAGATTTTCCAAGGTTATCTTGCAGAAGGATTTGAAGGTATCATTCTTAAGGATGGTGCTGGTGTTTGGGAAGACAAACGAAGCAAGACTCAGATTAAATTTAAGGGAGAACTTGAATGCGATCTTAAGATTGTTGCAGTCGAAGAAGGTAAAGGTAAAGCAGTAGGTATGCTTGGTGCAATTATATGTGAGTCTGCAGATGGAATTGTAAAGGTAAATGTAGGATCTGGTTTCAATGATGCACAACGAAAGCAATATTGGAAAGAAAATTTAGTTGACAAAATCGTGGCAGTGAAGTATAATAGTCGTATCAAGAATAAGGCTGGAGAAGACTCATTGTTTCTTCCAGTGTTCATTGAAATTCGTAATGATAAAGATATCGCAGATAAATCAAAGGATATAAAATGAAAGTAGCAATCAATCGTTGTTTTGGTGGGTTCGGTATCTCGAATGAAGCATTCGAGAAGTTGCTCGAGCGTAAGGGTGTAGGATTTCAAAAAGTTCCAGCGAAGTTTAAATTCCGTGGTGATGATTTTGATTACTACAAAGCAGGTATTGAGCCATGTGATGACACATATATCAGTGCGTATGATTATTATCAAGATCGTTCTGACCCAGACTTGATCGCAGTCATTGAAGAAATAAAAGACCAAGCAAATAGTTGGGCAGCAGAGATCGCTATTGTGGAAATTCCTGATGATGTTAAGTGGCACATCGATGAGTATGATGGTATGGAACATGTGGCTGAAGATCACCGAACTTGGTATGGAGATTAATTATGCGTAAAGAACTAGACGAAGCACTGTGTGCAAAGTATCCTCTGATCTTTAAAGATCGTCATGAGAATATGCAACACACCGCCATGTGTTGGGGTTTCTCGCATGGTGATGGTTGGTATAATATCCTTGATGTTCTTTGCGGGATGTTGACTGGCGATTATCGTCAAGCGAAAAGTCGCTATGAATCGATTAAAGATAAAGTTGGCCAACCAACATTTGGATTCAGAGATAATGGTGATCCAGTCGGTAAAATTGTCACTCAAGAACTGATTGATGAAGCCAAAGTAAAACTTGATGAAGAAACTGCAAAGGTTCCAGTGGCTTCTCAAGTAAAAGAAAAGTTCGGAGGACTTCGTTTCTATGTTAATGGAGCAACTGATAAGCACTGGAATTATATTTCAATTGCTGAGAATTTTAGTTATCGCACATGTGAAGAATGCGGTAGTCCAGGTAAAACTTATACTGATGGTTGGCATCGTACTCTTTGCGATATCCATGCAGCGATGGCTGGTCGTACTGAAGAATATCAGTCTGATGAAGATGAAGGAGATGAATAATGTTTTACGGTA